TTATTCCGGCTGTTTCAGCTGGCGGATCAGCTGGTTGGTACCGGTTGCCGCGAGGCCTGAAACAATGCCCACGGCCAGCGCTGTCAATGGGTCGCCTGCCGGGAAGTCCGGCACACTTCCGCACCAGGCCAGCACCCCCAGCACACCGCCCAGCGTGCCGCAGATGGTGGGCAACCATTTATTGGCAAGCGGCGTTTGTTTGACCGCTGTTGCCGCCAGGTAGCAGATAACCGTAATCGCCGCCACCCCTGCCATACCAAAAGTTGTCAGATCCATGGTCTCCTCCTTTTTATTTTATGCTTTTCTTTTAACTTATGGCCCGGCCTGCGGGGGTATGCGCCTTTTCCAGGTTGCTCAGGCGGTGGTTTGCCACACGCAGCTGCTCTTCCAGCACCGGCACCCGCTGGGCAAAGTTGTTGTGGGCGCGCACTTCGCGGGTCAGCTCCTCCAAGCGGGCATCCGTGACCGCCTGGGCCGTTACCATCCGCTGTTCCGCGCGGCGGGCAGCCATCATGTTGGTGATAACCACCCCCAGCAGGCTCAGCCCGCCGGTGATCAGCGCCACCAGAATTGCTTCCATCCTGCTCACACCTCCGTATAGGCGGCGTGGTACAGCCCCGCTTCCACCAGGCCAAGGTCCCCGCACAGGGCATACAGCCGGGCAGCGTCCCCGTTGGAAATCGGCCCCACCGTTACCGTCTGCATTTGGACCGGCTGTGTTTTTTCCGCTGCCGGGCGGGCAACGCTCTGGTAGCCGCCCAGCCGCACCGCGGTAGATGCCGCTGCAAAATCTGCATCCAGCCAGTTCAGCGGGTGGACCCGGCGGTTTTTGTACCGCACCTCAAAATGCAGGTGTGCCCCGTAACAGTTGCCGGTATCCCCGCTGTAGCCGATCAGCTGGCCCTCGTATACCGTCTCCCCCTGGGCTACGCAGAGTTTACTCAAATGGGCGTACAGCGTCTCCAGCCGGCCGCCGCGGTAATCCGCATGGCGCAGCTTGAGCATATTGCCATAGCTGTTGGTATCCCCCTGGGTGCGGCGGCCATTCCAGCGGTATGCGGTTTTCACCGTACCGTCTGCCGCGGCATACACCGGCGTGCCGACGGCGGCGCGGAAATCCAGCGCCCGGTGCAGGCTGCCGTCATTATAAAACCACCCAGCGGTAATCACATGGCTTTGCAGCGGCCAGCCAAACAAAACATCCCCATTGTGTAAAATCATCCATCCTCCTGTTCTGCCTTACGCCGCCGTAAAGGTTTTGGTGGTAAGGTTGAAGGTACCCTTGGTTTTTACGCCGGTATAATGCACATTAAAGGGGATCTGGTAGCCGGTGGTATCGCCGCCATAGCTGACGATCTCAATGTAGCATTCCTCCTTGATGGCCGGGTAGGCGTTGGCGGATGCTTCGCCCCAGAGCTTAACCTCCACAATATCGGTTTTCAGGTCGTCCAGCGTCAGGTCGCCGTCGATAATGGCCTGCAGCTTTTCAAACAGCGGGTCGTTTTTCTCGGCATAATAGGGTGCCACTTCGCCCTGTTTCTGGTAGCTGTCGATCGTGACCGAAGTCTGGCCCAGGATATTATTTTTCTTTTCCACATTGGCGGAAAGTTCCGGGGAATATTCTTCCAGGTCATTGCCCAGGCGGCAATAGCTGGCGGTACCGGAACCAAACGCCGCGTTCAAAAAGTGCGCCATATATTTGCGCTCAATCTTCAAATGTATCACTCCATTTCATCGTATAGTGTGCCGTCAGTGTAACGGTGTAAACTGCGCTGCCCTCATCGTTGGCCTGTTCCAGTCGGGCGGCCCCGGCGGTCAGGGTCTCCTGCATAGGGTCAGCGTTGCCAAGCTGCGGGGCAAGGCCGGCCGCGCTCTGCTCCGCCACCCAGGCCTGCAGTTCCAACAGGCGGCGGGCTGTCTGGGCGGTCAGCTCGGTATCCCCCGGCACAAAGGGCAGGTTCAGGCGCAGCACCAGCTGCATTTTTTGGCGGGCCGTCACCTGCCCCAGCAGGTTCTGCCAGCGGTCAGTCTGCTCCACTCCTTTGGGGAAGAGCGCCCCGGTGCCCGCCGCCGGGGGCAGGTCGTCCACACGCAGGGCAATACCGGCCAGAGCCGGGCAGCGGGCCAGCCATTGCAGCAGCTGTTCAAAATAGGTTTCGTTCACGCGCTTTGTCTCCCCCTTTCCGGTCAGTTGCTCAGGCTGTGCGCGCCGCTGCCGGATCGGGTCCACCAGCCGCCCGCTTCCACATGGGTGGTCTGCCCGGCCGCTGTTTTACAGTCTACATACTGCACAGCGGCCAGCCCCGGCACTTTGGCGGGGGTAAAATCCAGCCATTGGGTGTAGCTCACCTCCGGCCCGGTGCCTGCAAGCACGCGATCATGGGGTTCCAGCGTATAATCCCGGCCAAACGCCGCATGTTTTTCCGGGATAACCAGCAAAAACGCCGTGGCCGCACTGCCTGCGGGGCCGCTGCCGCCTGCCGCGGTTTCGCGGCGGCGGGTATCAAAGTGTACGCCCTGCACAACGGCGCGCGTGATGGTATGTGCCGCCGGGTCCGCATGGTAGAGGGTAACGGTCTGACAGCACAGGGGGTACTGTAAGGGCGCGGTCATCAGCCCACCCCGCCGCTGGCATAGCGGCCAAACACTAGGTAGTCCTGCGCCAGGGCACGCAGGTAGCCTTCCCGGCTCTGGATGGTTTCGGCGCAGAGCTCCGGCGGGGCAGCATAGGTTTCGCTCACGCTGCCCACGCTGGCGCTCACCACGCGGCAGCGCTTGTCCTCCTCCGCAAAGGCATACATTGCATCCGCCATGGCGCAGAGGGCGCAGGCTTCCGGTTCCAACAGGCCCGCGCGCGGGCGCACATCAAACATGCTTTTGTAGCGCTCCAGTTGGCGGGCGGCGCGGGTGATAAAGCGCGCAAAGCTTTCCTGCGGGATCTTTTCGCCCAGGTAGCTGGCGGTATAAAATTCGTAATCCGGCAAAGGCATCCCCCTCTTCAGGCCTTGAACTTTGCCAGCACCACCTTGGCCTCGTTGGAAAGCACCGCAACGTAAAATTCATCTGCCGTGATCTCGGTGGTGCGGATCTTGGGTTTGCGCTCGGTTTCCACATTCACCGCGCGCTTGCGGTAAATGGTCAGGGCGGGCACTTCGTCCTCGTTGTCGTGGTCGGCTTCCAGCTTGATGATAGGGCAGGCATAGCACTTGGTTTTGCCGGAGCCAACCTCCACCAGCGGCACCTTTTTGCTGGGCACCACACGGCAGCCCGCAATGGAGCCGATCTCGCCGGACATCCGCACATTGGCGGGGTACTTGTCGGTGCTGGTGAATTCGGCGTCTTTTCGCAGCTGGGTCACCTGTTTAGGGTGAACAAAGATCACCTTTTCGGTGGCCTGCTCTTCCTGCAGGGCGTCCACCGCATCCACAACGCCCGCATAGCTGATGATGCCCGCCGAGCCGTCATAGGTCAGGGTGGCGGTCTGCAGCACATCCATGCAGTCGTTGTCGATCTTGGCGGCAATGGCCATGGCCAGCTGGGTGTTGGCCTCCCCCACCGGGTTGCCATAACCGGAAAGCACCGCTTCATCGGTCAGGCCAATGCCTTTCATGGCCTTTTTCACAGTGGCTTTGCGGGTGGATGTCGTCATCTTTTCAATGGTCACAGCCTCGCCCTCGGCCACAATGTCGGCATCGCCGATGTAGGCATAGGCGGGCACCGTGATGGTATCGCCGGGGACACCAGCCAGGGTATCATCCACCTTGGCAAAGGGTGCCACGCGCAGCTTTTTGGGGATTCGGGCGGACACCATGTCCCCCATCACTTCCGGGTCGATCAAATCAGCAATTTTGGTATAAGTATCTGCCATAGAATTTCTCCTTTATCTATCAAATCAATTTTTACAGTTCTATTGTTCCCGCTTACTTTTCCCGCAGGCGGCGGTAGGTATCGGGGTCGCTGTGCTTTAAGGCAAGGCGCTCCCGGTAGCTCATGCAGGCAAATTCCGCTTCACGGTTCAGCAGCGGGGCACTGCCGGTTCCGGCGGCATAGGGTGCGGGCTGCACCGGCTGTGCGGCGGGGGTTGTCGATTTATGCTCCAATCTGGGTTTCTCCTTTCTTTTCTTCGTTGTTTGCGGGGGCCGCTTGTGCTGCCTGCGGCATCAGCTCCTTACGGATCTTTGCCAGCTGGGCGGCATCGGCATGGGGCAGGTCAAAGTACCAGGCAAGGGCCAGTTCCGGCCGCAGCAGGCCGGATGTCACCATGCTCATGTACTCGTTCCAGGTGCGGGTGCGGTCAAACAGCACGCCATCGCCCCAGTCCATCGTCAGGTCCTTCCCGGCATCAAAACTCAGGCCCGGCAGGCCGTACACCTTGCCCAGCGCGGCGCACAGTTCCAGCGCCTGGCCGGCACCGTTCTGCCACATAGCCTGCAATTCCTGGATGGTCAGGTTATAATCGCCCTCGCTGGAGGTGATTTCCGTTGCGGTGCGCTCGGCGGCTTCCACCTCGCTCAAAATGCCGCGCTTGAAACCGATCAGGCTTTCGCAGCTGCGCAGGATATCCTGCTTGCGGGCCAAAAACTGTTCCACCCGCAGCTGCGGGCTGTACACCGTCACCCCCACGTTGGCGGGGTCATCCGGCAGGCCGATGAAAAGATCATCCTGCAAGGTGCGGCGGCCATAGCCATCCTCCCGTAGCAGGTCCTCCGAGGCAAACACACGGGAAGCACCGTTTTCAAACTCCTGCCGCATCTGGTATTCCAGCCGGGCGGCGCTGTGCATCAAGCCGGCGGCAGGGGCATATACCGCCACGGCGTCGGGGCCGCCATCCACACAGTTCAGCAGCGGGGTGCGCAGTGCAGCCAGACCAACGCCCCGCACCCCCGGCAGCAGCAAACTTGGCTGCAGCTGGGCGGTGGCGGGCAGCGTCGCCAGCGGTAACTCCCGGCCTAACGCCTCACCCGCCAGCTCAAACAAGCGGGTCTCGATGGTCAGGCCGTCCGCCCCAGCGGTGCGGCGCTCCAGCAGCAGGTAGCCGCGGCCATCGTGGCGCAGCACCTCCATGGTGCCCACGCCGGTCAAAGCGCCGTGGGCATCGCGGCCAAGGGGTGCATAACAGTCCCGCCGGATGGGCACAAAGTCAAACCCGCGGCCATGCAGCACCGGTTTCAGCAGGCATTCACCGCCAACCAGTGCGTACTGCATGGCCTGCACCCGCACGGCATCCAGCGCCTGCAGGCTGGGGGCCAGGGCTTCGGCGGTCCTGCTTTCATACTCCGCAAACACGGTACGGCACAGCTTGCTGACCACCAGCACCGCCAGCCGGTCGGCGGCGTCCTCGCCGGGGGACTGGGTGCCGTAATAAAGGTTCAGCCATTCCCGGATGGCCGCCTGCATCCGGGCCGAGGTCACATCTCCCCGGCCGAATGCCTGTTCCAAGTAACTTTTCAATCCATTCCTTCTTTCCTATTTGTGGGTTCAGCTGCCGCGCCGCCGCCACACGCTTTCCAGCGCATAGCGCACCGCGTCAATGTGGTGGTTGTCGGCGTCCGGCCAGGCGTTGGTCACCTCCCCGGTTCGCGCATCCCGCAGGTATTCATAGCCGGTAAACTCGGCTGCAGTTTCGGGGCAGCGCACGGGGTCAATGATGATAGCGTTCAGGCTTTGCAGCCACTTCATCCCGGCGGCCACACTGCCGGGACCTTTGACTGCCGCCCGGCACGGCAGGCCCGCCGCGCGGTAGTCCGCACAGCTTTTGGGTTCCGCGGCATCGGCGGTCAGCAGCGCCGTGCGGTCCAGTCCGCGGTCCAGCAGCAGGCGGGCGGTTTCCCGGTTGGGGGTGCGGCGGCGGGTCAGCTCGTCAAAGATCACCAGGGTGCGGCGGGCGGCATCGTAATGCACAGCGTTGTAGGCCCAGGGGTCCGGATACCAGCCCCAGTCCACCCCGTGGTACACCCGGTCAAAGCTCTGGCATTGTTCGGTTGTCAGGGTTTGCAGCTGGATGTTGCCAAACACTGCCGTGCCGCAGCCGACCGCTTCGCCCAAATATTCATGGCGGAACGCCGTGGGGTTGGTCTGTTCCAGGTGGGCGGCATCCGTCAAAAAGCGTTCGCCCAGCCAGGCGGGCGGCAGGTCGCGGTAGGTGGAGTGGTGCACCAGCTTGCCGGGGCGCTGTTCCAGCGCATAACGGTTGGCCCAGCTGCGCCCCGATGCCGGCGGGTTGAAGCTTTTGAATGCCAGGGTAAAGCTGCCGCCGCGGAACACGCTCTGCTCCACACTGCGCACCTCCTCGGGGCCGTCGAACTGGTCCAGCTCCTCGAACCAGGCCAGACCGATGGCTCCAAATGGCACCTTGATGCTTTTCAGCTTGCCGGGGTCGTCGGTGCCAAAAAAGAGGATCTTCTGCCCTGTGGGCAGATAAGTACACTCCATAGGGCTGACGGTGCAGCGGAACTGCTTTGCCAGCCCCAGCGCCCCAATGGCCCACTGGATCTGCGCATACACACTGGTGCGCAGCGTGCCGCCGATCTTGCGCAGCACCACCGCGTGGCAGGCGGGGTGGCGCAGCAGCTGCAAAACAAGCTCAATGGAAATATAGCTGGATTTGCCGCTGCCGCGCCCGCCCTTGGCCACCAGTTCCTGAACTGTGCCGCGGGCAATGGCGCGGTGCACCGGCCAGAACACCGGCGCTACCACATCCCGGATGCGCACCCTCATGGCGTCACCTCCTGCTCGGTGGGTGCTTCATCCACAATCACAACGGGCTCCTCCGCTGCAGCGCCATCGCCAAGGCCCAGATACTTATAAATCAGCTCCAGCGCACGCAGCTTATCGCCCACTTTTACGGGCGGGGCAGGTTCGGCCCCCAGGTCGGCAAACGCGATCTCTGCCAGTTCCGCCAGCACGCGCTCTGCCGTGATCTTTTCCAAAGCATCCCTTCTTTCTGGCAGGGGTGGCAGCCCCCGCCGGGTTTTGTTCCCGCCAGTGCAGCAGGTCCTTTTGGGAACATCTGCATCATAGCACAACAACCTCAAGTTGTCAACAGAATTCTGTAACAT